TTTCAGAATGTTGTCGGTTATAAACGACGAATTATGTCGGTTTGCGATGAGGAGTAGGCGATAAAAACAAGCGAAAGCGATAAAAGCAAGCGATTCAGAGTATTGTGACAAAAGCGTTCAGAGAAATAAAAAAACGGGCAACGCATAAATGCACTACCCGCAAAACTAGAATAGTTTTCAATTCGTCGCCTGATGTTGTTTAACGGATTCACAGGTTCAGGCGAACCGCCGCTCTTTTTTGTCTCGGAAAGAGTAAACCACTTGGAGCCGAAGGAAGGATTTGAACCCTCGTCTGCTAATTACAAATCAGCCGTTTTACCGATTAAACTACTAGGGCAGATGGTTGATTTTATCGTTGTCTGCCAACTTACAGATCTTTACACTCTGTATCTCTTTCGGGTTTTATCGTTGCCCGCCAACTCATGAACCCTTACGTCTCACATCTATTTCAGATTTTACGTGTCAACCGCACAGGCTCATTATAACACAAAAAAAGGGCCAGACATAGGAGGTGTCTAGCCCAAATACCGAGAGCAAGCCTGTCTCGGGTATTTACTTAGTGACTATTATATCAGAATAGTCGTTATTTGACAAGGTTACAAATCGTATTTACCCCATCTAATCCAGTTATACCACCTGTTGACGTCATCGTCTGTTGCCGCCCAATCATATATGAAATCCTGTAAGCAAATATACGACTCAGAATAAACGCCATCTTTCCATATAGCGATGATAGGAGCGCCCTCAGGATCCGTACTCAACGTGGCTGTAATATCTACAGAGGGATCAGACTTACCTCTTCTAGGAATTAATCTTATATTCACACTCACCTCACATACTTTATGAGCTTGCAATACCTGTCGTCGCCCATCTTGCAGTTGACCTTCTCCTCCGAGCCGTCACCCCATTCTACTAGGAAAGTGACCCAAGTGTCACCTTGAGTGACATTCTTTTTCGCCGAACCCGCCCCGATGATCGCCCCTGGCACGCCAAACATAGCACCACCCACTACACCTCTACCGACAGCCGAGCCTGTCTTAGTTGATACATTACTGTTCGTCTTGGAATCCACTAACCATACCCTAGAGATCTCAGGTCTGCCACCCCATCCCGCTCGGGTGACACGCTCCTCTTTCCGCTCTGCCCTAGAAAGAAACGGATAGGCTATTAAAGTTATCACTAAAGGTACTCCAATTATCATTGCCAAAAACAAAGGTTCCATATTTTAGTCTCCTCTCAATATCCGGCTGTGGAAGCCCATGCTTCGGAAAAATACTTCCCCACCAGGGCAAGTGTGTTTGTAGACGCAATAGTTATTCCCCATCGTCTCTCCTATCCAGGATCGCTTCATGCTGACCCTCCACCCACTCTCCGTCTTTACCATACTTATACTCACCCTCGTAAGTACGCCTGTTAGACACCATCTGTTGAACACCGCTGTGGTGGAACGGATTACCGTTACGTCTCCGGTAACCCTCGCTATTCAAGATTTCCTCAATCTCCTTATACGTCTTACCTTGATCCCTCAAATCAAACATACGCCTCACCGTCGGAGCCTCAAGCTCATCTATAATCAAGTCGCCCCGAACCACTTTATAGCCAAAAGGAGCCCTACCCCCGGCGTAGCCACCCTGAGCCGCTTTTTGTTTCCTCCCGGCAGATGTCCTAACCGTTATGTTGTCACGCTCCATCTGAGCCATATTCAGAATGAATGACTCCAACATACTGCTGTACTTACCCATCGTTGAGAAATCCTCAGTAGCCGATACGATCTCAATGTCCTTCTTGCGAAGCATATACTTGTAAAAATAGAAATTCTCAATTTCCCTCGAAATGCGGTCGCTCCTAGCTGCGATCAGAACTTGGAAGGGTGGGTTGGTTATATCAGCACCATAGATTATCTCTAAGAGCTTCGGAGGGTTATTGTCTGCCCCCGAAACACCGTCCTCTTCGACCCACTCGATAATGTTGTAACCATTCCGGTATGCGTACTTCTCAATCTGCTCCCGCTGAGCGTCTTTGCCATATCCACTATCAGCCTGCTCGTCTGTGCTGACTCTAATATAAGCAACTGCGTTTTTCATATGAATAACTCCCTTCTTCTGTACGATATATCGATTATAACATAGTATGCGAAGTACGTCAAATAGAGGGGTCTTTTTAGGTTTTTATATTTTTCGGTGGTGAGAGGGGTAAGAGGGGGCTGCTGGCTTCGCTCCGCAAGGGGGAGGCACCCCCTTGTGCATATTGCACAGATAGTATCTATATCGTTGTGCTACCTGTAAGAATATACGTTTAATCATGATTAAGACTTGCCTTATTACGTTTAATCGAATATCCTTAACTTAACGAACAGGCAAGCCACGACCTACCAGGTCGACTCATGAGCCCATAGGAGGTGGAGCATGATAAAGAATTACAACACTGTATTAGACCGGCAACACGCCCAACGTGTCCGCAACGCCCTCCGGCAGATAGGTATCGAGGTATACCTATCCGAATACTACGAGGACGTCTACTTAGATGTGTACTGTAGCCCGGAGGACGTCGATACAATTAATGAGATTATCGATAACACTAATAGGAGGGTGGCAGCATGGTAGAAAGATATTGGGGAGGCTTAGTGCTCAGCACTAATAAAACCTACACATTAACCGGCAACCGGCACCATTGGGACACTAACTATCATCTCATTAACCGGGACACGCTAGAAGATCACCTAATAGACGTCGGGGACGCCGGGAACCTATCCATGCACAACCTTAACAATCCGACTGACTTAACTAATATCATGAGCCTAATTTGGAGGACTGTATAAATGCGTATATATGAAGATATCGACCTAAAAGAATTTGAACCATGGGCCGGGGCAACCTACACAATGGAGACACTAACATATAGTGAGCTAGACACTTTACAAAATGTAATTGAGGAGATATATCCGGACGGTCTAAGTACTACCGGCGTGAATGACATTTTATGGTTCGAAACTGATTGGATAGCGGAACTACTAGGCTATGAGGATTGGGAAGCATTGGAGGAGGATCGCCAAAATGACTAAACGATATAGCGTAAACGGATACGATTACACACTTAAAGAGGAGTCCGATGGTTGGATATCGATATATCAATACCTAGACGGTATAGGACTAACGCCGGTCATCCAGGCTTGTGACATGGATAAAGCTATCCGGTTTTGTAACCTACGTGAACCGGCGCCGCATTTCGTGCAAAAACTAGTATGAGGAGGCGCAATGATACTGATAACAGCTATACTGATAATAGTTTTCACACTTACAACACTAGCAAGCAAGCACTAAGGGAGGTACAACAATGACTAATAAGAAAACTTACTTTGTAGTAGAGGACGCTATGCTAAGAGGTGGAGATGCCTTCTACATCGAGAGCGAACACACAGACCTAAGCGAAGCTATTCAGGCCGCACACTATCACTATCTAAAAGATTTAGCCGAGGGAGAGCGCAAAAAAACTGAAGTATTTGTAGCAACAGACATCCTAGACGACGAAGAGCGAGGGATATTCGAGTGGCGGACGGTCTGGAGTAGCAAAGACTTCGAGACCAAAGTTAAAGAGTTAAAGCGCATGGAGATTGAAGATTTCTACAGCCTGGACGAGGTCACCGTAGAAAGCGACGGCTTTTACTTCAGCGACGAAGCCCTAGATATCCGGGTCAAAGTCAGTACACCGGCTAGAGCTTACGAGGAGAACGCCCCTGAAGATCACCTCAGCGAAGCATACCTCGACGCTTGGGAAGACCTCAAAGACCGGGCCATCAAAGCATATCGCCTAAAATAAGCATCAAGTAACCTAACACCACGAAGCCCGGCTGCTGCCGGGCTTTTCTTATGCTTTTACCCTACAAGCTTACAGGATCGATTCTAAGGGCTTCAAATTTTACCTATGATAACATATAGGTTCGATATTCTAACGCCGTTACGGGCTATTCTAGGGGCTAATTTCGCTATGTTCGACGTCGTGACGGTGTCCGCTTGTGCCGGGGAGACACTAAGTCAGGCGCCTAGTCGAGCACTATGAGCCCAAAACCCGAGATTCTTTTCTCAGACTTTCCCGACAATTATTTTCTCAAATTTGCCCTATAAGGCGTTTTGAATCAATCTCCCCTTTTGCGAATTTGAATCAATCTCGGTTTTTCTCTTAAGGCGTTTTGAATCAATCTCTGGTTTTAATCCCAACCTTATTCCCAACTGAATCAATCTCCCTTCTTACGCTTGCGAGTGATAGGTCTACCTAATTTCTCACCAGAACTCGACAATTTAGGTGTCGGATCACGCTTAGGGGTAGGTTCAAAATAGGCAGAATATTTGTCTGATATCTCAGTCACATCTTTCATACCATCGAAGGGAGAAGCGGCTTCAATTTGCTGGATTGGGTTGTCTACAAAGCCATCATAATTCTTTTGCCACCATATCCCAAGTATCGGATTTAGCTTGCCTTCGATCATTTGGAACTCACGGAAAGCTGACAAAAAGTCTAAAACCTTTTTGTAAAATAAACAAGACGCTGAGGTTGATCCACGCTTACCTAAAGCCCAATCTCTCACCCTCCCACCGTCCACATCAAGAGCTAAGTAGCACATTTGGTTACTTATCTTGAACTCATTTTCCGCACACCACACCAAATACCTTTGAAACCTATCCTCCATATATTCCACATCATGTGGTCTGTCGTTCTTCTCCCAATTCCACAGATCGTATATCTTTGCTATTGAAAAAGCATTGTCACCCGGCTTCATATATTTAGAATCACGATAGATATCCATCATATCGTTCTTAGGATTTTCTAGAGGTTCTTCATATCTACCAAGTACTTTAATTTCCTCAGTTCTCCTAACTCTCTCTTTCTTACTCAATCCCTCACCTCACTCATGATAAATATACACACGTAACAAAGTGACGTGTAACGGCATCTACCGTCTCTATATAGGGTTCTTCTATTTCTCTCTTTTTCCCTCATTTCCCCCCCCCTATAGGGCTACTTTACCCCCCTTTATCTGTTACTACTGTTACAAATAGAGTATAATATAGATATATAGGGGATTACAGAGGTAACAGACTCGGCGTAACAGATCGTAACAGATACCTAAAACACCCTCATTCGTTACAAACCAAACATTTGTTCTTGTAACAGATGGTTATTTGTAACAGTAGCTTTTTTCGTATATTCATGCAATTTCTCGTATATCTATTCACTCTTCTTAACATAAGTCCTTACTGGTTTTCCATCTATTCTTGTCGTCTTGGTGTCTATGTTGGGAAATTCCTTGCTCATGACCTGTCCGAAGTAGACGGGACTGCATTTGCTGCGGATTCCGTTATCTGCACACCATTGTTTGAACTCTCCACGAACGTCATTTACCGCTCTATTTATTATATCATCTTCTGTGATTATCTCGTCATAGATCCATTGCCCGATGTATGTGTTCTTGGATCTGTATTTTGCCTCTGCTTGGACTACTATATCCGGGAGCGTGAAGGCGTTGTTGGCTAGGAGCCTATGGAGCCCTGTGACAGCTTTGCTTAATAAATGGGACAATGCCCCTGCCGTTGCTAGCTTTTCACCTATAAAAGGGTCAAAATCGGTGTCTTTTGCAGTAAATCTAGCGGTTAATGGGATGATGATTCTCCTGCTGTCTGCCCCATATGACTGATCGTTAGTTCCCGGCATCTCGTTGGCGGCGAATATTAGGGTGGCGTAGGATTCTAGGGTGAAGGGCTGTTTGTATTTGACGTTGGCTGTCATAGCTTCACCCGAACATGCCTTCTTGAAGGCCGCCATATCCTTAATGCGACTGTCTGTTATATCATCCCCTATGTTCGCTAGTTTGTTCTCAAGCTCAGCTAGGTGAAAGCTGTCGGTCGTTATCTGATTGGGGACGAGTGTTGAGGTGTTTTGGAGACCTATCATGTTCCGAATCATGTTCAAGATTGTGGACTTACCGTTAGCTCCATCGCCTACCAGGTAAAAAGCACATCTGTACGGTAGGGATTTTAGGAGGCAATAGCCGAGCATCTCCTCAAAGAGGTCAAGTGACCCCTCTGAGGGGAACAGTTTGAGTAGGGTGCGATCTAGTAGGTCGTGTTCGCTGTCAGGGTCGTAGTTTGTCGGCACTTTCTGAAAGTCATAGGCTTTGGGATCATGCGGTAAAAGTTCCCCTGTATTGAGGTTCAGGCGGCCGTTGTTGACGCAAATAATCATAGGGTCTTGTTTGGTTGCTGCTTCTTTATATATCTGAGCTTCTAATGAGCTGAGCACTTCCTTCCTCTGCCGGATGGTTGAATTGTTATAGAGGCCATGCACCAAGTGATAGATGAGGTCATCGTCTAGTGGCTGATAATAGCCCTGACTGTAACGGTAGATCGTGCCGTTCACGTATACCATATCGTTCTGATCCAGTAAATGTTTAGCCATCTCGTTATGGAGGAACGCCCCGCCTTCCGTGAACCACATTGAGGCCCCCTGTTCCGCCTTTTCCCGTGGGTCTTGGAATGTATCATCCCTTAATATTACTGCCATCTCCTTGTCGGATAATGGGTCTTGGAACACGTACGAGTTGATGATGTGAAAAGTCTCTTTAATTTCAGCGACTGAAAATTGTTTATTCTGTAGAGACCAAACATATTCGGTTAATGTTGAATTGCGCCCGTCTCCGTCCCCCATTAGGGCAAAGTTTTGAGTTTTTCTTGAGCCTGGATGAAAATATTTAGGCATGTCTTCAATTTCAGAAAAAGGATAATCTATTATAAAATTTCTATCTATCCCATTAAATCTCCAACAGAGTACCGAAAATTTTCCATATGACCTGCAATCACTTTTAATTCCACAAGCTAGTAAAGTATCGACAAAATTAGTCCAAGGGTAATTTGTCCTAAACCAAATATGAACACCCCTAGTGGTTTTCATAACTTTACATCGTAGTTTTTCACCTGTAATGATAGCTAATGCAATTTTGACAGACTCGGGGTCATCTATATCCAAAACGGAATACCCTGTAGGTACCTGCACCCCGTATGACTTCTCTTGTAAAGCCTGCTCTCGACTAATATATTCTGCCGATATGGGGGCTTTCCCCTTCATAGCTACATATTGAAGCTCAGGCTCATCTGTTACTTTAATTGGAGTTAAAGCTCTCGGAGTAGCCCTTAATTTAATCATACAACCATCCTCTTCTTACTTCTAAAGCTTCCATAAGGAACGGCTCTATTTCAGGGACGGTGTATGGTATACGTATCATGTAAATGTTATTATCTATGCAGTATTTATTTTTAATCCAATCTCTACGCTTAGTATCTTCAAAAGCCTCCTGCCCTCCAAAATAATCTATGGGTTGGAAGTGTTGCTCTCCATCGTATTCTATTGTGGTTTTCATATTAGGGATGTAAAAATCAAAGACCAAAGGATAAATGTTTCTACAATCATCGAACGTGTGTTGGTAATTATAAGGTATGTTGTGTTTCTTCAAATACTTGGCTATTTGTTTTTCACCCTTACTCGCAGAACATTTAGGGCAACCTTTCCCCTCTAATAGATGATTTGGTGTTGTTTCCCACACATGGCCGTCTATATTACACACACATTTTAATTTATTATTAGACCCTGTATACTCACTCACCACCTCTATGTCTGGATTTAATAAAGCTAATTCTTTTATAAATTCCCCGTGTGTTTTTTTACGCAAACCGGCACAATCAACGCAACCGCTTCCCGCTAAAAGGTTATTAGGGGTAGGTTCCCAAACATGACCTTCAGGGCATCGGCATTTGATTTTAGTCATATTGTTTACGTATTGTCCTATTATTTCGATATTTGGATTAATATTAGACATTTCTTTTATGAACACATCTTGTGATTTAGAATATCTCAGCGAATTAGCTTTATCAAAACACTTACGACAGCCTGTTTTCCTGCTTAAAAGAGAATTTGGGGCGACTCTCCACTCCCATCCACAAATTTTACACTTACATAGTATTTTCGTATAGCTGTTTTTATATTTACCTAATACTTCAATTTTAGGGTTAATTCTAGCCAACTCAGATATAAACTCCTTGTGGGTTTTTCTGCGTGTTCCCGCACACTCAGCGCATCCGTGTCCTTTTAGTAGACAAGTAGGAAGAGATGACCACCTCCACCCGTCAATTTTACACGCACACATAATTTTAGTTCTTTTATTTATATACTCCCCCAACACCTCTATGTTGGGGTTAATCTCAGCAAGTTCTGCTACAAACTCTTCATGTGTTTTCCTTCTCGCCATTCCGCCCTCCTACCTTATTTATATTGTACTATATTGTATTGTACTTATCAAGCTATATGTGTTAATATATGTATATATAGGGAGGTATACATACATGAAAAAACCTGTTACTTTTACTCTCGAGGAATCTACCATTGAGAGGTTGAGGGAGGTTTCTAGCGAAACCATGATCCCCCAAGCCCGTCTCGTTGAGGCAGCTATCCTCGAATATCTTGAAAAAATGACCCCCATTCAAAAGCATCCTGTTACCTAACTACCCACACAATCCTCACAAAAGCAAAAGTTCCCCACCTCTACCCACACGTCCGTTATGATCCCACAGGCTTGGCAGATTACTTCTTCCTCATCGTCGAACTCTAGCCTTTGTACCTCTTTGGTCTGCTGAATCAATCTCTGATATGTGTTCTTCATATCACGCTCTTCCATAAAGAAAACGAACATAAGATTACAGGCACAATGGCTCAAATGAGGTTCCCCCGATTCCTTGTCATAATATTCACCGTTGAGATATTGCAGCCAATGTCTGTAGGCAGCATCCCGGTAAAACTCCACCGGGTTACCCTTCCAGTTATCTTTGTCGGGATACTTGGAATTACCATACATACGGACTCTAGCTATAGCTTCTATAAAAGCCGGTTCGACTAGAGTAGGCTCAACCTTCCCCTTCCTCTCTTTCTTTGGTACGCTCATTTCCCCTCCTCTACAGGCTTGACTCCTGCTAAATACGACAGCCTATGCACTATGTCGGATATGCCCTCATAGACCTCTTTATCGGTTAAGGTGCCTAGGTAGCCTAAATCTACTGCTATTTCTAGCAATTCATTTGATAATCTTTCGGCATAATCAAAGACGCTCATCTATAGTCCTCCAAATTGATATCACCGCACTTTTCTAAGATCGGTGCTAGAACTCGGTAGGCTTGGGAACTCTCTTCCGCAAAACCAAAATAATAATTACAATATCCATAATCTGTAAATATGCCAATGTTTCCATCTTTTTCTAAGCGCAAGGTTTGCCAATATCTAGGAAACCATGCCGCTATCTCACGCAGAATATTTTCTTCCTCTGCTGTCATAGGCTCGTGTTTGCTCCACTTGAGTTGACCTGTTAGGCAGCCGACAAGGGCACGACTAGCTTCATTGGGCGCTGATTGCTCTCCCCCTAACGCATCTCTATAAACTTTGAATCGCTTGCCCTCAACCCATATGTGGTCATGAATATTAACTCCAAAGAACTCGGGCACCGTCTTGCAATCTTCAATCTTCATTTCTTTTCGCCTCCTGTTTAATATTTGCAAGCACATACAGCATTTGTGTTTCATCTGCAAGGATTGGTTCGTTCAATCCATTTTCTTCCGTTGCCAGATTTTTTAGAAAATCAACTTGTTTCGAGTCGTGCCCGAATACTACACTTGAGAGAACTATCCAATTTGCTACTGTCGATTCTTGCCCTGTCGATAGGATTGGTACTGTTATCTTTCCGAATTCATTTCTCATTTGCGTTCTCCTCCCGCTTACTCATTTCTTCCTCGTACATCTGCTCTGCTATGTCAAACGCATCCGCATAGCCCTCATAATATTTACTGCCTGTATCTTTGAACGTTTGACGTGCCCGTTGGCACTCCTTCTGATACCGCTCAATTAATGTCATTTGCCTTGTTTCCTGCTTTTGCTCACGCTCCGCCCTATAGTCGTCGTATGCTTTTTGCAAATCAGCCCAAGTTTTACCCCCGCTCATGCTTCTACCTCCTGAACATGCAATTCAGCCCCTTCATATCTTCTTGCCTCCATGCCTATAAGGTCTGCCTTTGTTATATTCATGCTTTTCCGTTATGGCACTAGCTATGTCTATGCCTGTATGTCCGCAATAATCAAAAATACGGATAATGATCTCAGCAAGCTCTATAGGTACGCCTTCAGGCTTGCCATCATCACCATAATAAATTTCCTTGACGGAATGTCCGTTCCTGTATTCCTCTAAAGCCTCAGATGCTTCGGAATGAATAAGCGCAAGTATTTCACCAAAGCTACGCTCATCTTCCCACCATCCATGACCTACTGCATTGGCATGTATCTGTTCAACTGCATCTGCTATGCCCTTAAAGCTCATGCCTGCACCTCCTCAAATAACATTTCTAGTGTTCCACTTGTTATCGGCACGTAATACTCAAGCGTTATCCAGTCTTCGCCAACTTCCATAACATCGCCGACTATATAACCGTCAACATACCACCCGTAAACGTATTCACCGTCATACACTCCGTCAGGTAGCGAATCTACCCATTCTTGCCATTGATCGTCAAAATACTGCTGGTCTTCGAGATATTCGTATGTTTTCCTATAAGGCTCAGCCCTGAACCTGTATTCTGTTATCTTCATGTTCGCTCGCTCCTCAAAGGCGTTCTCGATTAGCTCTCTACCTGTATCTAGACCACTATAAAAGTCAATCAGTCTCATTTGACATCCCTCCCTAGCATCACCTTTATCTGGAATAAGAATCCATACCACCTGTACCACAGCCTGAACCTCCAACTCTTCATGCGCTGAGCCAGGTGCTCTTCACGGGTCATACCCGCCTCCCACTTTTGCATGATTTCATCTCCCACGTTTACAGGAGTTGTCATCTATTCCCTCCTATCCACGCTTGGAGATCTTCGATACACTCAAATACAGGTCTACCTAGCAGAACCGCCTCAGTCAGCTCACGCAGGACACCCTCGCTAGTCTCCCAACCGGGCATAAGATATATCGCATCACAATGTCTTAACATCTCTAGGCTATGCTTCATATAGTCCTCATACTCCCACCCTCTCGGAGCGTTAGCCGTATGCACGATATGACAACCTGTCATGATCTTTAGTTTAATCGCCTCAGCTATTATTGCGGGGTGGTTGTAGTCATCCACCCCCGTCATCTTCGCAGCCAGGTAAATGTTGATCTCTTTACTCATACACCCACTCCTTGAAGATGTCATTGAAATTACCTTTATTTCCTAGAGCCTTCTTTGATATGCACATAGCGAGTCCTAACTCTTTGGAGTACGTGTCACCCTCTTGACAAATGACTACTGTTTTTGTGCCGTCTTGCCATAGGACTATTGTGGCGGGATTATTGAAAATAACTTTTTTAATCTTGAAATCTATGGTCTCAAACCAAAGTGTTGCCGGGCTTAAAAAGTGTTCTCCCATGCTAACTTTTCCAACGTATATGTACGTATAAGTGTATTCAGGGACTAGATCACAAGTGAGGCTAAACTCAGTGTTTATTAGTTCCCAATTTGGGTTGTGTATTGGTTCGCAGGTGGTTATTTCAATTTCTTGTCTTGGATTCATAGCACTCCTTCCGTATTCCGGGCAATCTCTTTCACGCCCTGGTCGATCTTACTAAAGACCCATCTCCTGCTGTAATGTCTGCTATGGCAGATCTCATCTATCGTCAGACCGTAGACAAATCGCTCAGTAATTATCTTTTGGGCTATAGGGTCGTCTATATGGTCAATCAGAGCCATCGTAATCTCCCCATCTAAAGATGAGGTGGAATTATTGGTAAAATCCTTTAATCTCTGCCTGATCTCCTTATGTGTCATTTATTCCTCCAACAATTCCGGGTTCTCGTAGATGTTGCCGATGACTTCCCTTTCGTTACAACCCCAAAGTTCAGTATCAGAACGTCCCATGCCAGAAAGATAGTAAAATCCGTAGTTATTTGTATACTCAACTAGACCCATATACTCTTTACTGTATATTTCACAGAGAACAATATCCCCCTCGTAAATCTCCTCGCCATTCTTGTCTTTCAGGCCAGTGTACTGGCCGACGGTTTCGGGGATGACTTCCGCTTGCCTGACCACATCCTTAAGTGAAAGTTCCCCACGCCCACGCTTTGCCTCGGACTCTATCCAAACCATGAAAACACCGGACGTGATTCCAATGACCGGAACTCCATATACCCACTCACCGTTGTCTGTACGTTTGCCACGAAACTGTATCTCTCTCATTTTCAACAATCTCCTCGAACTCCTTTACTGATCTCGGTGTATAGTGCTTGCCGCCCGCCCTGAGGATTCGGGTTTTCCAAATCCTCTGAGCAGGCTCTAAATCGTTATTATCGACCTTTAATTCGCAAGCTATGAACTTACCCCTGATACATAAAACTAGGTCAGGGAAACCCCTTGCAGTCCATCCTGATTGATGTACATTGATGTGAACTATACCGTTTTCTTTGCAGTAATCAATGCACTTGGCTTGCAGGTCTCGCTCTCTCATTCTTATAGATCCAAGAAGTCGTCTAAGTCATCATCGGAAACGTCGATCTCTTCCCAACCGTCAGACTCTTTTATCGTGTTGAAATTCACATTGACAAAGGGCTTGCCGGTCTTATCGGAGATGGTGTTGGACTCTTTATGAATAACGTCTACTGCAATGAACCTACCTACTAACTCCTGCTCATCTATCTCATCCATATCCCACTTTTGCATAGCGTTACTTGCCATATAAGAAAAAGCGTTCAATGCACCCTCGTTCACGTCACCTGTCTTGGTCTGCAAGCTATAACGTTCAACGTGGGTCAGCCCCGCCTGGGTCTCCATCTTGATTTCGAGCTTCCCAAAATCTTCTTTGTAGTCCACCTCAGTAATCTTTAGAATATGGTCGCCCTCCGGCAGCATGACGAACCCACCACTCATTCTTTTAATCGGTATAGCCATTATTTAATCTCCTTTTTTCTTAATGTGAATCTTGGTTTTGTGATTGTGTATTTATCTAATAAGCCGTCAGCCTCTAACGCTTCCTTGTCGATAGATGTGCTGACGCTCTCGGATAGGGTGAATATGACTTGATTGCCCTCAATGATTGCATGATCTTTACCGCTTGTTAGCTCGGGGATCAGGTTCTCTTTAATAGCCTCTTCCAGTTGCTTGAGCCTGTCGGTCTTGGGCTTCATTGCTTGCTTATTGGCTTCTATCTCTAAGTAGAGATCGTTAGCTTCTGCTATGATGTTCGTGTCGGGGGCGACTGTTACTGTCCGCAAAGCTCTTAAGATTTCAGCGTCTTTCTTTGTGTCGTAGTATGGACTCGCCCCTGTCGTTACATGAGCCTCCCACCAATGCTCAGCGAAAGCTATATAGTTATCGAAGTCAGGGAATCTATCGTAGATGGTGAACTCGTCTAAGTGAACTGTCTCAGCACTAGGCTTAAAGCTCTCAGGTGAGATGTAATCCTCATCCTGCAAATAACCAACTACCATAATTACCCGATCAACACCTAAGCGATTGGCATATAAACAGCCTTGCAATGCCTGATAATCGGGCGCACCGTGCTCCCACTTATCGATGTTCTTTGTGGTTTTAATCTCTATGACCGCTATGATTTCTTTGTCCTCATCGACCACGAGAGCGTCCCACATTCCACCGAAGATGGGCTCATCGGGAAAGAAGTTGCCCCATGTTTGCTTGAAGTAGTCCTCTCCGTACACGTCCTCGGGGGTGATGATGTAGTCCTCACCGAAATAGATATCTTTCAGGTATTGAATTATGATCGGCTCTATGGTTTTACCTGCTATGGTGTACTTGTTATCAACGAACGGCTCCTCGTATGTTCTAGTGATCGCACACCACACCTCAAAGGGTGTTTTCCACGGATCAGCCCCGATGACGCTAGGGAATCGGGTGCCAGTTAGGCGTTTATTTCTCTTTGTCGGGTCAATCTTTATTCGTGGCTCGTCTGTTACCCATTTAATCTTTGTCATTTTTTCAACTCTTTCAGCTTTGCGTTGACCTCAAGGATCAGGGACTCGCAGTCACCTTTAGAGATGTCGGTCAGCTTATTAGTCCTACCTAAGATTTCCTTAATCCATTCGGCCTCGGTCGGGTCAGCTTTCCTCAGCTGTGCAAACTTCTTTTTCAGGCTCGTAATCAAAGTCTCAGGGGCTTGGTTATCCGGATTCAAGAGTGTCTCTACCACCTCTGCCTTTTTCTCAGGCGTGGCGGGTCTTTGTGACTTTGGCTTTTCCGCTATCCCTAGTCCCTCATCAAGAGCATCTTCCTCCTCAATTTCGAGGGCGATGATGTATAAGTAACGTCTAAGGTATGTAACTGCTGCACCTATCGCCTGTGGAGCAGAGGTCGCTCGGTTCCCCTCACCCGGATCGAATGGAATTGAAATAGTCACGCAGTCTGCCGGGTTGTCGCTCTCAATACTGTAAATAGACATAATTGCTGTGTCTTGAGTAGCGGAGAAAATAGGGAATAATCCGTACTTATTTAAGACTGTTCTAGCGGGGGGGAGGATGTCGCCTAGAGTGAAATACTTGTACTCTAAGTGGCGGTTTACCCCGGTTTTTTTAACGTTCATGGCTGCAAACTCTTCCCTAGCACGGGCTAGTCTTTGCATCGCTGTTAAATCTTTAATGTCATCTGTTGCCATTCATTACCTCCTAAAAAGTGTTCTAAACGTCGTTTGGCAAGGTCTATGTACCAATCCTTATCAATCAGGTCGATACTGGCTGTCGCTTCGTTGTCAATAAGACAATGTTCGGGTAAGTTAGCGATCTTCTCTCCTCTCTTTTTGTCGGGTTTTCTCTTGTAGAGCGTTCCGTTAGTTTTATCTTTACTTGCGTAAACCCTGTTAGTTTTGTTGAGCATTAGCTCACCGTCTATGGTCTGTTGATAGACCTCTTTGTAGCTCGATCCCGCATGAGTTATAAACTGAAACTCTAAAGGGTCATTACTGGCATTTATGGTCTCCTCAATCGGGGTATCATGAGCCAGGTACTCTTTCAGAGCTTGAGCTACTATCGTTGCGTTGTTATTGACGTTAAAGAAACTTGCATTATTGAGCCCATAACTTAGGTAGCCACCTTTGACTTTGATGTGACCGTCCATCGTCATCATGAGATAGTTGTTTACATCCTTCTGATAGACCCGCTTGATCTTATCTTCCTCAAGCACAAAACCTGTATTCATTTCCCATACCATGTTGGTGTAGTAGATTAGATCCATTTCATCCTCATCAATGCTGAACATGATGCCGTCAGTATTTATCTGAATGAGCCTTATGGTCTTGCACTCTTGTAAGTAGCTATTGGCAAGCTCTGTCATGTGGAGTTGCCCGTCTATGCACACGCTCCTACCGCTCTTTGGATCATAAAGGTCGTTATGCTTATTAAGCATGGCACCATATGTGGTGTTTAATACCAATTTAAGAGTGTCTGACGTGACCTTATCTCCCGTATGCTTAGCGTGTAACCTAGTGTTATACACGTCTCTGAATTTTTCAGGATCAGAAATATTCCGGCTAACGTGCTTGTTTTCCAGCATGATCGAGGGGTAAAGAGATGCGACATCAAAGTTTCTAATTATACGTTTACCGTATCCCTCCTCACTCTCCTCTAAATATTGGTCGATTGCCCCATGTAAGCCCCCAAAGCCGTAAGTCACCGTTATCCCACCTAAGGGCAGATCTAGCTTGGAGCTAAATAAATCTTCATCGCTAATTGACTTGTCGTACATCTGATTGAAAAACTCAAACACTTCGGGGGCGATCATGGTTCGATCCAAGTTGTCCGGGTATTCGTAGTTCCTCTCATCCGTATAGCCTTTAGGCTTCGCCCCCAAATATGCTGCTGTTACTTTAGCGTTGGTCATACTCAAGCCGTCTGTAGGTTTTAAGTTGCCTAGCCCCGCAAGCCTGATCTTTGTCTCTAGGTAGTTTTTCCTGAGCTCGAAAATCATCTTTGTCGCTTTAACGTCAGAGATACAATACTGAATAGTCTCCTCAAGCTCGGATTCCGTCAGAGGCCGATCTATATCGAACGGAACGGAACTTTCCACGATGGGTAAGCCTAAGTGACCCTCTATGGATTTAAGGCTCAGGGATAAGCTCATATCGTCTCTCATGTCCGTTGTTGCTAGGTCTATGAACTGTCCTTTAAGAGCCCAATGCTCCCACGGCAGACCCTTTTCCACAATAATGAAATCGCTGATTTCCTTAATGACTTCGGGTGAGTGATCTAGGATCATGGCTTTGATGAGGTAATCATCAAATCTCTTGTTATTGAAGCCAACTAAGACCCTCTCCTCAGCGTTCAGGAAATTACGGATACCCTCATTATCGTTATGGAAAACATGAGTCTCATCGGAGTCAGCGTCTATGAATACCACCACCCAATCGGCCTTAACTGTTTCGATATCGTAGATCCAATAGTTCACCCTAAAAGCTCCTCAAAATTTTTCATCTACTCGTCCTCCCGGTCGTAGTTAAAGAACCACAGAGCGGATCCTTTTTCAAAACCTGCCTGTGCTCCATACAGAAAGTACTCTTGCTCAGTCTTAGTCATCAGCTCTAAATCAACTCCACCTAAAACCTTACTAATCGTCAGTACATCCTCTATGCCAGCCTGACCACCGTCGGCAATGCTTTCAACAGATCTATTCAAGATCTCCATAAACTCTTTTTTAGTCATTCCACCACCTCATCCTCGTTAAAATACTCAATCACCCTAAAAGCTCCTCAAAAGTTATCTGCTTTTGCACATTTTGCAATCGCTCTAAACTCGCCTTGTAGTAATCGGGGTCAAGCTCAAAGCCCACAGCGTCAAAGCCTAGGTCGTGGCAAGCGATCAGCGACGATGCAGAACCGACATGCGTGTCTAAAATCAGGTCGCCCTCTTTGGCGTAGTTGGTTAACAGCCATTTGTAAAGTGCAACAGGTTTTTGGGTAGGGTGGATTTTGTTTCGTTCCCTCAACACGCTATAAGTAAACCTTTTTATAGGCTTTTGGATACTACACCAAGCAAGCTCACACATAGCCAAACTAAAATCGTGAGGTTGCACCTTATCCCATATAATGTAATTTTGCGTTGGCGGCAAATCAAAGTAATTGCCACCCCATATCACTTGATGCTTTGAAACCCTGACCAATTCCTTAAAGTATTCATTCGGTGGTATGCTTTTATCCCACTGTTTTTTTGCGTGTGCTTGCCTTACTGGGTTATTGCTTATCCCTACCCCATACGGCGGGTCTACTATCGCCAAGTCAAAATGCTTATCCGGATACCTCGCCATGCCAATCATGCAGTCTTCATTGAAATACTCAATCACCCTAAAAGCTCCTCTAAATCTTTCATCACGTTCTTACAACAAGTCTCACAGCATGTGACCGCTTCCAATTCGTTAGTAATTAAAATTGATTGTTTGGTATCATCTCTTTGCTGAGGTTTCTTACACACGTCACAGACCCAATAATCGTCTGCATCTTGGAAATTTAAGAACGCTTGTTTGACTTTGATCGGGTCGCCCTCAGTTGTAACCATCACGTAATCCGGCTTATCCCTATCAGGGTTATTCAGGTACTTGTCAATGAACTCAAGCTCATTCCATACGTCACGCTTTTTCATGGTCTGAATAGCTACTAAATACTGCTGCCTTGCAGACTTGGAATCCCACCACCGGTCGAGGAACACAGCCTTCTCAGATCTTTGTAGTAGAGCTAGGGCTATCTCCATATAGTTCTCGTATGGCAGACCGGGCGGCATCCATGCTATGTGGAGGGGCAGGTAGTCAGACTTTTCTAGGATCTCTTTCTCTAACTTGAGAAAATTGTCCTTGTTGAATCCCTCAGCTCCCACCATCTGCCCGCCTATAAAAATCTTGTCTTTCATTCTTTATCTCCGAGTAGTTTTTCAATCCAGTTGGGGTCGAAGTTGTCAAAATCAAAGTCAAAGTCAGTCGGTTTATTACTCGCCATATCTTCCAATTTGCTATCACTAATTAGCGGTTCAAGCATATCTTTGAGCTTTACATAAGCCTCCATGCTTTTATACGCATTAATCATCAATTCCTCCGGCATATCGACTATTGATGTTTTGAGCAATGATAGACTTACTACAGCCCCTTTGAATATTTGAGCTAACTCGGTGAACCTTGGGTCTTTGTCTAGCACAGCGGCTAACATCCGAGTAGCACTAACTTGAAGTTCTAAATTCAACATATGTTTTTCTTTAGTCATGTTCGCTCCTTATTTGTTTGTATCTGTCGTACTCTTCTTTGGTCAGTCTGCTTTGAGCTTTTGTGATGTCCTTGACCTTCTCGAACCTAGTACAGCCCGACCACGTAACCGAGCCCATAACCGAGCCTGACTTAGTTATGTTCAGGTAGCTCAGGTAATATTCGCTCTTGGGGTTGCGACACTCAAAGATAGATCGGCTTCGTTCTGATCTGTGACAATATTCACAGGTGGCACAACATTTCATATCATCGGTCTTAGCCACGATGAGGGTAGGTTGTGGAACATTCCGAGAGTCGTCTACCAACTGGCTAGGGATCATTTTGATAACCATCTCCTTGACCTCTTTCCACTTAGACAGCTCATAGTTTGTAACCCTCTTAGATGCCCTAGTTTTCGGGTTATTGTCGATTAGCCTTGACACTTCCTCATAGATAGCTAGGAGATGCCACTCCTCTAGCCAGTCACCGTACTGGTCAAGCCAAATCATCACGTCATGTGCGAAAGAATCCTGCCCCACTTGCTTAGACTTGTAAGCGTTTCTCACGTTATATCGGGTCGCCTGTACTACCATTAATGGCTTAGCCTCATCAATCTTTGCCGGATCGTTGATGTTGAAGTGAGATTTGACGGGCTCATATCTCTCCCGATTGAAAGTTGCTTCTTTGGCACACTTACTTGAGCAACATTCGGGGGGCTTTGATTCCTTCACCTTCCTTGTTTGGTGAAACTCTTTACCGCAAACTTTACAAATCATCCGAACAACCACTCCTTAAACGTTGGTCTCTCCACCCGATCTATCTCGTTATTGATGAGATAAATAATGAATTGATGTTCCTGCTCCGATAGCTTGTAGACCTTCCTGTTAAAGCTCCCTGCCTCCCAATAGCCACCCCTGCACAGGTAACTCTTGAGCTCACGCATAGCTTTTAATTTCTCACTCTTCGTCACAGCCTCTCTCTCCTCTCCATATAGTTCTCTTTTTTCTGATTCTTGCGAACTTTGCCGATAGTCATCTGATAGCCTAGAGCCGTGAGCCAAACGTCTAGCATGGATATCCTAGGCTCTCGGCCGTAGTCCTCAATCTTTTGAATACTGTCCTTACCAATCCCCGTCATCTCACAGAGCTCACGTCTCGATAAACCTTGCTCTAGCCTGAGTTGTTTTAAGTTCGCACCTAAGACGGTTGTTTGTCTTTCACTTGCGGGTTTGTAGTATAATTTCCACCACGGGTTGATTGATCCTGGCCGATACTCGACCATCCTCACGCCATCGTCTTTTTTTACATCGTCCTCTGCCACGTCTCTATGTACTCCTTAAATAGGGCATCATCAAAGTCTCGGAAATTCTTTAATGCTCTATACATAGGCACTTCGATAGTGTTAGCTGTTCTAAAGCAGATATAGGAGCATTTGCTTTTCTGACCGATCCTGTGAATCCGATCTCTACATTGCTCATAGGTTTGACTTGAATCTGTCGGCTCATAAAAGAGCATGGTGTCTGCTGCGAACAGGTCTATTCCTGATGATGCTGATTGATACTGGCAGACAATCACCCGGATGGAATCATCCCCCTGAAAGTCACGCCACACTTGCTTATTCTTGGTCTCCCCGTAGAGGGAAACGTGCTTAATCTTTTTCTTTGTGAGTAGCCCACAGATTGATTTGATCGAATACTTGTAATGGGCGTAGATGACTAACTTCTTATCAAAGTTCTCAAGGAACTCAGATAACACATTCAGTTTCTCGCATTTCAAATCATGTAACTGTTTCTGATCGTCAAAGATAAAGCCTGAGCAGACAGTCCTCAGCTTAGCTCTTCTAGCTAGAGGGTTAGCCATGACCATATCCCTCTCCTCCAACGTGGAGAACTCATGCAATTCTTTGTATGTTTTTTTCTCTTTGAGATCGATTGAATAGAACTCTTCGGGGAGTTTATCAGGCAGATCCAGACACTCTTCCTTCAAGATCCTGTAGGAATGTTGGTTCATGATGTCCTGATACTCATTGACCCGAACGTACTTATAAGGTTTGTAGTACTTATTGAGATAACAATACTTATCCGTGAAGTTGTAGTACGCCCCTCCCCAAATCTCAGACCCTATATGCCCACCTGTAAGTTTCATAGGTTGCATGAAAGTAAACTGAGCCCAAATATCCTCAAGCCTTCCGTTGCCTATCGGTGTCCCGGTGAGGCAATATTTGTACTTTGCTTTGAGGGCAAGGGCAAGTAGGAACTTGGTACGCTTAGCCGTTCTGCTTTTGATAAAGTGAGATTCGTCTAAAATAATGCAATCCCATTCCCGATCGTATTCGGGTCTCCTCCACACTAAGTCATAGTTGACAAGTGTTATTTTGTTCCTTAGAGCTTGCTGAGTTTCGTCATTGAAAAACTTATCAATATCTCTTTCCCATGCCCCTAGCGTGGCTTTGGGTGCAACAATCAAAACAGACTTGAATTTAGGGTCGGCAATTCTACACAGAGTTATTCCTGTTTTTCCTAAGCCCTGTTCAAGAGCTAACATGAAATTGTCATGGGCTTCTAAGAGTGACAAAGCTATCTCCTGATGCTTATAAAGTTTAATTCCCTCTTTTAACAAGCTGTATCTACTTCCTGATCCTCGAACCACGCTAGGGCGCAATCCTGACATTTCAACCCATGTAATATTTGATATGCTTTCTCCCCGAAAGCGATAGCTCCACTACAGTCCTCACAGAAGCCGTAAGCCTCTTTGAACTTACGACACCCACCGTTACTTATATCCGGGCACTCAGCCACGTACATACAGTCACCGCAATATGTTTTCTCACTTTGATATCTCATGATTTCCCACCTTTGGAAGATATGCTGCTGTTAGACAGATTGCAGCTAAGATTAAAATGCTAGGTATGAGTTTCCAGCTGTCAATTGACCCCTGCTCAACTCCTCCGAATATCCCTAAACCTATAAAAAATGACAACATCCAAATTAAGTCCCTAATGAAGCCCCACATACTTTATTCTCCTAACACCGGAAATAACTTTGAGATCTGAACAGGATCATCTACACCTAAGTCCTCGCAGATTGCTAACTTGTCTTGGATAGTGAACCTCCCCGTCCTTAAACATTCCTGAGCGTAGTACTCTGAACTACCTAGAACGCTTGCTATTTTCCTATGGGTCGCCCCTGGCTCGCCTTCCCTATACACACCTCTTAGTCTTTTGTAGTACATATAGCTCCTTCAATAAAGAATTTCTTTACTCATTAGGCAAAAAAATAATGCTATCTACCGGCACCCCAAAGACTTCTTGTATCAGACGTGAATATGTGATCGATATACTACCGGGGTCTTTCTCCCATGCTCTATACTTGGAAAGAGCTACCCCAAAGGCTTTTGCCGCTTCTGCTTGAGTCATGTTAGCATTAGACCGAGCGGCTTTCAATGAAATTTGAACCATCCGTCGCCTCCCTTCTTTAGCTTGCTATGGCAAATTATACTAAAGAATTTCTTTACTGTCAAGCTAAAAAAATTCAAGTTAAAAATAATTTCTATATTTTTCAACTTTTTCCTTGCTTTTGATAGAGAATAATGCTATAATTTAACCACGCAGTAACAGGAGCGTAACTATGAATGAGCTACAGATCTTTTCTAAAAATTTACAAAATCTCTTAAAGGCTAAAGGTCTGAATAATAAAGACCTTGCTAGGATGCTTAATATGACAGACGCTGCTGTCGGCAAATGGCTCTTATGTCACAACTCACCCACTCTAGCCATAGTTCGGAAGATCTCCGATATCTTTGGTGTCTCTATGGCAGACCTACTTGAAGATCGTGGCGATGACCCCCACTATTTTATAAACGCAGAAACTCGAAAACTGGTTGAAGAGCTTGAGTCTGATTCGGAGCTAAGATCACTTGTGCTTGCTGCACGTGATGCGAGCCCCGACGATATAAAACTCGCAAGGGATATTATACTATTGCGATCAAAACAAGAGGGTGGAGATGAACAAAGAGCTAGTGAGGAGACAGAGGATTAGGGTCGAAAGTTTACCTGAATCCGTGTATGGGTTTGTAGCCGAAGAGTATCTAGTCATAAACGACAAGTTATCACCGAGAGAGAAGTTCAAAGTGTACACCAAATTCATTCGACATATTTCGGGAGGGGTGAGGTTTTGTGACCCGTAAAAACAAGTCCGTGCCTATATGGAACGGTAAGCGTTGGCGATATCGTACAATGATAGATGGCGTTCAGCGAAACTTCTATAGCACAATGCCCGGATCTAAGGGTGAGACTGAGTGCTATAAAAAAGCCGACAAAGCCAGTCAAGGTCAAGCTGCCCGTAAAGATAAAAAGATAGGCGACTTGTGGGTGGAGTATCTTGAGCACGTTGAATTTGAGTATGGGGCGACTTCCGAGAGTTTACGCTCAGCAACGAAATATGGTAAGAACCATATTCTCCCCAAGTGTAAGCACAAAAGACTCAATCAGATGTCTACCTTAGATTGGCAAGCTATCATCAATAAGGCTAAGCCGGTTAGGGTTCAGACTAAATCCAAACGTGCAACACTTACCGAATCGGGGGAACTGTCTAAGAAAACACTCATGAACCTTAGGAGTGAAATAGTAGCTTTTCTTAAATGGTGTCGGAGAGGTGATCTCACTACTCTCAATCCTGAGCTGACTATCCCTAGAAACCGTGAGACGGTTAAAAGGGACGTTCTTACTACAGATGAAGCAATTACCCTCCTAGCTACTAGGATCAGCCCTAACGATATGCTACACGCCTTTAGATTGCAAATGACTTTGGGGCTAAGACCGGGTGAGGTATTAGCACTAAAAAAAACAGATATAGAGGGCGACTACTTAAAAATTAGAAGGTCTTTTAACGACACCCATCAATTCACTAAAGGTAAGAATGAGAACGCCGAACGGTTAGAATACCTCCACCCTCTAGCGAAGCAGATCGTCGATGACCAGTTAAAATACATTACAAGGCAAGGTATCAAATCCCAATGGTTATTCCCAAGAGCGGATGGCTCTATTCATTCTCAAGGTCTTTATCGTACTAGGCTCAAAGACTACTGCAAGGAAGCAGGTTTTACCGAGATTACCCCTTACAGACTAAGGCATAGTTTTATTTCCATCATGCGGAGCAGAGTTCCGGAAGATACTATTAAGGCTATTGTGGGTCACAGTAAGGCTATGGACACCTTCGGCGTTTACGATGCAGCACTCAAGGAAAACGTCGCTCTACAGGGTGGAGAAGTGGGTCAGGCATGGGAGAATTTAATAAAACTAGGCTAATATTAAGGCTATTGAAAAACGATAAAACCCCCAAAACCTTATGGTTAGGGGGTTTCTTATGGTGACCCTAGGGGGAATCGAATCCACAAGTCTTTCTTGAAATGCCGAGAAATAAGGGTTTTTGAGAAGCGTTATCTTGACATATCGAGAAGAATCTAGGCTATTAATCTAGGCTATTTCCTGCCACGCCGGAGGATAATCAGCAGGTGACCAAGCATGGGGAGTTGGGTGGATGGATTCATACACTTTCCCGTCAGTCCAAATAACACGCTCTCCCGGTTGAATCGGGTTAGCTGCTAAATCACGGTCAAAATCCCACTCTGCTACTACATTGTCGGGCATTAATGGTCTGTATAGTGCAGGTAATTCGCTTGGAATCCAATTTGCTTGAGAAGTATGCTCTTGGATAACTTTATATAACTTACCTTCATACTTAAATATATCATCTACCTTGTAAAGTTTATCTACTTGGTAATTATCATATAAATCTATCATATCTAATAGTTCTTCTTCGTCTAGTTCATCTACACGAATTAACTTTCTAGTAGCTTGTAGGTTAGCATTAATTTTTCTTCTAAACTCTCTAGCTTTTTCTATTCTATTCATTACCCTCACCACCCAACAATGCATCTATTATTTGCCTAAGTTCCTCAATTTCACTCTCTAAATCCCTAGGTTCTTCCTTTTCAGGGATTTCTTCTATCCTATATTTCTTAATTACTTTATCTTCTAATACTTCATATCCATCATTAGCTAGATATTGAGTTTCTTCATCATACTCTGGTGGATTATCTTCTAATGGTAACCAACCTTCATCTCTTAAAATATCTTCATCTAGCAAATGATACTCACTTACTGTTGAGCCATTTTTAAGTGTGCCCGTTTTGGGTAAGGAATATTGTGCTATTTCTCCGTTTATTACTTGTATTAGTTTCATTTTATCATCCTCCTATTTTACAACAAATACTAATGTCGACGGTTTACCACTTGAATTGTTAAATCTATCTGCATCTGCTTGGGTTCTAGCATAACCTGTAGTAACTCTAGAACCTTGGAACATACCACTCATATTAGTAACATTGGAAGTATCAAATGAACTTAAATCAAGTGTAGTTGCTTGTGAGCCATAGAACATAGTGTTCATAGCAGTAACATTCGAAGTATCAAATGAACTTACATCCAATGAAGTAGCTTTTGAATCCCTAAACATCTCATTCATAGCAATAACACTAGATGTATCAAAATTACTTAAATCCAATGAAGTAGCTTGAGAACTATAGAACATCCTACTCGTAGAAATAATGTTTTTATTATAACTTACAACTCCTTCTACTAGTTTACCAGTATCTGAATTAAACATGTTAGCGTAATTTGTAACGGCTATTCCCTTTATCTTGTTAGGAATGACTACTGCTAAGGCAGTGCCTATATATCTAAAACTACCATTATAAGTACCACTAAAATCATCATCTGTTGCTAACACATACCCTTCGGGAATGAAAAAGCTATCTTTAAATGTAGCCATTCTTACTCTATTAGCCAACACTAAAACTCACCCCCAAACATACCAAGCCAATTAGTTCCACCATCTACACTCACAAAAGTTAAAACATAAGTCTTATTAGCAGTACTCATATCAGGTATCTCCCCACCTTGCCATTTTACACTTGCAGGGAAAGTTAATGTTCTAACGGTACTACCCATATTTATTATTAAAGTAAACGAATGTGCTTGCCCTGAAATTGCGTTTGTAATTGAGTATGTTCTATTGGCAGTTGGAGTATCTGTAAAAACATTCCCTAAGCTTAAATTAATTGCACCAGTAGTAGCATTTACCTTTTCCCTGTAATTTTCGAGTACACCACCACTTATAGGCATTTGTTTTACGTTGTCTACATTACCTAAACCAACATCTGATTTAGTCAACCCACCAATCCACCCTTGAACTTTATCAAGGATATACTTGACTCTTCTACCTGTAATGGTTCTTAGTGTACTATCTGTACCAGTGTCTATTTCAGCAGTGGTTATTTCATCATAGGTGGTGTTTGTATCCTGTGAAGGGATTCCTAATGCCACTATATCAGCCTTGCTTATAGCACCCGTCTTAC